ATTAAACGGAATGGTTCTTGTTTATAATGGAGCAACAAAAAAATGGGATGCTACTTTGACATTAACCCCAGGAAATACTCAAAACTTAGACATTAATGGAGGAAACTTTTAATGGCAAGTATTATCAGGATCAAAAGATCTGCTGGAACTCAGACACCCGCATCATTAAATTGGGGTGAACTTGCCTATGTAACTGGTATTGGTAGCTATGGTGGTGTAAATCAATACAAAGACCGAATTTTTGTCGGTGATGATGGCACTAACGTACTTCCAGTTGGTGGATATTATTATACCTCCATGATGGAGCACACACCAGGTGTAATTTCTGGTGTCACAAATACTAGAAATTCTGACAATGGTGTTGTTGCAGTTCTTGCACCAGCAGCAAACTCTGGTCTTTCTGGAGCAACTTCGCTTAAGGTAGATCAGTGGAATGTTGACAATCTTCGCATAGATGTAAATACGATATCATCAACAAATACAGATGGTGATATTATATTAGATCCAAATGGAACTGGAGAAGTTAATGTTCCGGATGATACATATTTAAGTTTTGGTACGGATAAAGATTTAAAAATAAGATATGATGAAATAACTGATAACAGATTAGAAATTGAAGGATCTCAAGTTTTCTTTGCTAATACTACAGATAGTTCAAGTAAAGATACTGGATCTGTTGTTTTTGATGGTGGAGTTGGTATTGAAAAAAGTTTATACATTGGATCAACACTCAATGTCACAGTGGGTGCCGATATTGCTAATGTCAGGATTAGAGATAACATCATTTCAACTTTACCTGGATCTGGAAATACTCTATACTTAGATCCATATCCAGATGCATTAGATAGTGCTGGAAAGGTAGTTATTAAAGGTGATCTGCAAGTAGATGGTACTACCACATCAGTTAATTCAACTTCAGTTACTGTTAACGAACCAATCATTCGTGTTGGTGATGTTACTAGTGTGAAAACCGTCATGAGTGCAGCGGTAGTTGGAGTTTCTACGATTCTTCTGGATTCTACAGTTGGTATTAATACTGGAGATCAAATTTCTGGAAGTGCCTCATTACCAAATGCTGGTATTACAACTATTACATCATATAGTAGTGACACTAAAATTGTTACCATTGAAGGAGCTCTTTCTTCAGGAATATCTACATCAACTCAACTAACAATAACTCATCAATATGATACAAATACTGATAGAGGTTTAGCATTTGATTATTACAATGGTTCTACACGTGTTGGATTCTTTGGATATATTGATAGTGATGTAAATCCCAATAGTTATGCTCCTGGGGGTGCTTGGACTTATATTCCAGATGCAACTATAGTAGGTAGCACTGTAATAGGAGCTAGAGGATTTTTAGACGTAAAGGGTATTTACTACCAGACTGCTGATTATAATACTAATGGTGTTGTTTATTTCAATCAAGAAGGTTTACAAACATCAACAAATAATCCAGCATCTCCAGAGATATCATCAAAGCAAGTTCTAACTGCACTAACTGAAGTTAATCTGGAGTTTGCAACACCACAATCTGTCACTCAAGGAGATTTAATCCTTCAAGACACTACAGGAGCTTATGGAGTTGCAAAAAATACGATAACTTCAGTAACTATACCTCTGACAGGTGTAGAAGGCACATTTACAAATGCTTACGTGGTTAAAAAGAATAGCGTGAACTTAGCAGTTCCCTCAAATATAATTCCTATACATACTAATAAACCAACATGGACTTCAACCCTTGACGGAGGAACCTTCTAAATGCAACAAAATCAAAGTGAAGTTGATATAAATGTTTTAGTATCATTATATCATCAAAAAATATCACAGTTATCAAATCAAATCATTTTACTAGAAGCAAAACTACAAACCTTGACAAAGGATTTTAATGATGAACGAGAATCTTTATTGCAACAGATTCTTGAACTTGAAGAGAAAACTATCAAAGAACCCGTCAAATCTGTTAAAAAAGTTGAGTAAATAAAAATGGCAAAACCAGCAAGTAGACAACAACTCATAGATTATTGTTTAAGAAGGCTGGGTGCTCCTGTTTTGGAAATAAATGTTGACGATGATCAGATTGATGATTTAGTTGATGATGCTTTACAGTATTTTCAAGAGCGTCATTTTGATGGAGTTGAAAGGATGTATTTAAAACATCCCGTTACTCAACAAGATATTGATAGAGGAAAGGCAACCGCAAAAACTCCAGTTGGTCCAGGTGTTGTTACTTCTACTGCAACATCAACAACTGGTTTGGTAAGTAACTGGTACGAAACTTCAAACTATATTCAAGTTCCAGATAGTGTTATTGGTATAGAAAATGTATTTAAGTTTGACACAAGTTCCATTTCGGGTGGAATGTTTAGTATCAAATATCAGTTACTTTTAAATGACTTATATTATTTTAATTCAGTTGAACTTTTGCAATATTCTATGGTAAAATCATATCTATCAGATATTGACTTTTTATTAACAACCGACAAACAACTTAGATTTAATAAAAGGCAAAACAGGTTATACCTTGACATTGATTGGGGTTCTCAATCTGTTGGAAACTTTATTATTTTGGATTGCTATAGAATATTAAATCCAAATGATTTTACTAAAGTTTATAACGATAGTTTTTTGAAGAAATATTTAACTGCTCTTATTAAAAAGCAGTGGGGACAGAATCTAATCAAGTTTAGGGGTGTTAAACTTCCGGGTGGAATTGAGTTAAATGGTAGAGAAATATATGAAGATGCAGAAAGAGAACTACAAAATCTCAAACAAGTCATGGTTCTAGAGCACGAACTTCCACCATATGATTTTATCGGATAATGGCACTTAATCCATTTTTCTTACAAGGATCTGCATCCGAACAACGATTAGTACAAGATCTCATTAATGAGCAGTTAAAGATCTATGGTGTAGAAGTCATTTATATTCCTAGAAAATTTGTTAATAAAAAAACAATTATAGAAGAGGTTCAATCTTCTAGATTTGACGACAATTTTTATCTTGAAGCATATGTAAATAGTTATGAGGGGTATTCTGGATCTGGAGACATTTTAACAAAATTTGGAATGAGTTTGAGAGATGAGTTAATCTTAACTATTTCCAAAGAAAGATTTGAAGATTTTATAGCGCCTTTTCTTGGGGCAATAGATGATGGAACTGGAGAAAGCGAAATAGTATTATCTACACGCCCAAGAGAGGGAGACTTAGTTTATTTTCCACTAGGTGAAAGGATATTTGAAGTTAAGTTTGTAGAGCATGAACAACCATTTTATCAACTTGGAAAAAATTATGTCTATGAATTAAAGTGTGAACTATTTGAATATGAAGATGAAGTTATTAATACTACAATTGAAGAAATTGATACTCAGGTTCAAGAAGAAGGTTATATAACTACCTTATCTTTGATTGGTATTGGTGCAACAGCACATGCAACATCATTCATTAATACTGGATATGTTAATAGAATATATTTAAATAACGATGGATATAGATATACTTCTCCACCAAGAGTCACCTTTAGCCCATCACCTACAGGAAATAATGGTGATAATGCCACAGCAGTTGCAATAGGCACATATAAAGGAAGATCTTTTAATCTTCAAGATATTTACTTAACAAATGCAGGAGTTGGTTATACTGTAGCACCAATCATAACATTCTCTGGTGGTGGAGGAGTTGGAGCAGCTGCAACTTGCTCTATCTCTCAAGGTAATACAAAAGGTGTTATTAGAGTTCTTATAACCGATCCTGGATTTGGATATGTAACTACACCAACAGTAACATTTACAGGACCTCCAGTATCCAGTTTATCGTCAAATGTTAATATTGTAACTAATGTAGAAGATTCTTTTGCATACTCAGTATCATATAATTTTGATTCTACGATTATTTCATTTGACCAAACTGGAGTAACTTTTGATGGCAATTGATAAATATAATAAAGTGTTTTGAGTAATGGCAAAATTAGGAATATCAACTGGAGTAATACCGAATGATGGTAATGGTGACACACTATTATCGGCAGCCATAAAGATTAATAAAAATTTTAATGAGATTTATGGTGCTATTGGAAACGGAACAACTATATTTGCAGGTAATCCAAACCTAACTGTAGGAATCGTAACAGCAACAAAATATTATGGGGATGGATCTTCATTAACTGGAGTTTCTGTTTCTGGCAACAATAATAATGTTGGTGCTGGAGTGACAGTTAGAGATAATGGTTCAGGTATTGGAACTGCAACAATAATTGATTTTGGTGATTATTTAAGTGTTTCTCCGATTTCATCTGGAATTTGCACGGTAACTTCCGTTTTTGTTGGTAGTAATCAACTTGGAGTAAGAACAGAAGTTTCACAATCCACTGGATCAATTGCAAATAATGCATCCGCAAACATAAGTTTTGCTGGATTTAAATCTTATACTTTATATAAAGTTCAATCTTCACACGCTTCTTGGATAACAATATATACAGATTCTGCCTCTAGAGCAAATGATGCTTCTAGATCACAATCATCAGATCCAACCGCAGGATCTGGGGTTATTGCTGAAGTAATCACTGCTTCTGCTGGTATTGCCACAATCACTCCAGCAACTATCGGATTTAATAATGATAATCCAGTATCAACAACTATCTACGCTAAAGTTAAAAATAATAGTGGATCTACGGCAAATATTACAGTAACACTAACAATTCTTCAACTAGAAACCTGATGGAAGATCTAAAAGAATACATTGTAACAGCAAAAGATTATGAATGTCTGGAATGTTTATATCATGATTTAGAAACTCCTGGCGGATCTGATACAATTCCAGAGAGAGAAGTACATTGTTGTGATAGAAGACCGATTAGTAGGAATACACATTATTTTCTGACAGATGATGAGGTAAAAAAACTTATTAATGATGAAAGAGTTATTTTTGTTGAATCTGCAGATTTTCTAAGATCTATGACTCCTGTGACAACTTTTGAGCAATCTTCTAGTTTTTTCAATAAAGGAGCTACTGAGAATTCCAATCATACAAATTGGGGTTTACTGAGGTGTGAAAGGGGTCAGCAAATATATGCTTGGGGTGCTGATGGAATTCCAAATCAAGTTGGTGTTATTACAACAACAAGTACTGGAAAAAATGTTGATGTTGTTATATTAGACACTATTATTGATGGCAATGACCCAGAGTATGCAAAAAATCCAGATGGTACTGGTGGTTCTAGATTTGTTGCATACAATTGGTATCAACACAATGCAGCACTAGGATTACCCGCATCAGCACCATATCAATATGTACCAGTAGGCCAGGAATCTCATGGTCAACACGTAGCAGGTACAGTTGCAGGAAATACTCAAGGATGGGCAAGAGACGCTAACATTTACAATATTACAGTATTTTCTTATCCTGGAACTAATTCTCAGATACAAACATCCAGAGTCTATGATTATATAAGAATGTTTCATAAAACTAAACCCATCAATCCATTGACGGGTCATAAGAACCCAACAATTGTTAATAATAGTTGGGGAATAGAATTAACTTTACATAGAGATAGTAATACTGGTATTGGAAATAGTATGTATGTTCTGAGGAGGGGGACCACATATTATGGTCCGTTTACTGATCAACAACTTGAGAGTCATGGTGTAATGCAATATACATCTTCTGGTGGATCATATGGTCTTGGTACGATAACTGTTAGTACAAACTCAGGTTCAATAAATGCAGATATCGAAGACATGATTAATGAAGGTGTTATTACATGTGGTTCTTCAGGTAATGGTAGGATGAAAATAGATGTTTTAGGAGGAATTGATTATAATAATAGAGTTGCCGCAACATATATTTCTAGTTCAGTTGGAACTATTTCAGCATTTGGTGTTTTCTATCATCAAGGAAGTAGTCCTGGTGTTGGTTCAAGTACAATATGTGTTGGAGCTACTAACTCTGCTGTT